TAGTGCAGTTTTACAACTTATCCGCTTTGTTACCCTCTGGCAAAGTGCGTACCCGCAAGGAGCGATTGCATGGCATACGACGACGAATTTGATGAGCAAGAACAGCAGACCCAGCCGCTAGACCCGAACATTCGGAAGCAGTTGCGTGAAGCTGAGAAGGCTCGCAAGGAACTGGACGCAATGCGCCAGGAACTTGAGAACTCAAAGCGTGAAGTTTTGTTGGCTAAGGCTGGTATTCCAGACTCGCCTCTCGGAAACCTTTTCCGTGATGCGTACCGTGGTGAGGCTGATCTCGATGCAATTCGGGAAAAGGCTCGTGAATACGGTATCTTGGAAGCCCCAGCACAGCAGGCAACACCGTCGAGTGACCTTGAGCTTGAAGCCCTACGTCGGGCGCAGGGTGCGACTATTGGTACGGTTGGTGCTACACCAGACCCCCAGCAGGAGTACTTCGCAGCGTTGGCGGGTGCATCTAGCGTCGAGGAAGTCATGGCAATCGCTCGTGGAGATGTAGGCCGCAAGGTCGGTGTCACCACAACGGGGATGTACTAAGCCTTTCACTTCCTGAAAGGAAACCCCCACCATGGCCAATGAATTTGGCAACGTAGCGGGTACTGACGCTTACACGGGTCAGTCTACCCTTGACTTCTCAAAGGCAGCCTACGACCGACTGGCGTACTTCGCCCTCCGTCCTGAACTGTACTTTGACGCCGCCGCCGACGTCCAGCCGACTGCTCAGTCGATGCCTGGTTCGTCTGTGACGTTCACCATTGTCAACGACCTTCCCATCGCTTCCTCGGCCCTGTCCGAGTCGAGCGACGTGGCGACCGTTGCCTTGTCTGACTCGCAGGTCACGCTGACGCTGGCTGAATACGGTAACGCCGTACTCACCACCGCCAAGTTGCGTGGTACCTCGTTCGTGGACATTGACCCCGTAGTTGCCAACGTCGTTGGTTACAACGCTGGTGTGTCGATTGACACGATCGCTCGTGCTGCCTTGGACTCCGGTACCAACGTACAGTACGCTTCGGGTCTTGGCTCGACCGCTCTGAGCGCGCCTACGGCTCGCTCGGCTGTGGCTGCCTCCAACACCATCTCTGCCCTTGACATTCGTGTCGCTCGTGCGCGTCTGCGCTCGCAGAACGTTCCTACCTTTGGTGGTATGTACGTGGGTTACGTCCACCCAGACATTGTGGCTGACCTTCAGGGTGAGTCCGTCGCTGGTTCCAACATTCAGGGTTGGCGTGCGCCTCACGTGTACGCTCAGCCAGGTGAAATCTGGACTGGTGAGTTGGGTGCGTTCGAAGGTGTCCGTTGGATTGAGACGCCTCGTGCGCCTATCTTCGCTGGTGCTGGTGCTTCCGCCACTGCCGGTACCTACACCGTAACGACCGCCATCGCCGCCTCGTCGGCCACTGGCACCGTTGGCCAGGGTACCTACACTGGTAACGCGCCTCAGGTTGGTTCGACGCTCGTGACTTCGGGTGCTACCGTCGTCGGTACCATCACCGTCACCGGCATCACGACCATCTCGGTTGGTTCGGGTACTGCCGCTGTTCCTACGCCTGCGTTCAACTTTGTTGTGACCAGCGCCACGGGTAGCGTCACCACTGGTACGGTTACGACCACCTCGCCCACGACTTCGGGTGTGAACGTTTACGGTACGATGATTCTCGGTCGCCAGGCTCTTGCCAAGGCGTACTCGATGATTGACGGAAACGGTGCTTACCCGCACGTCGTTCCCGGTCCCATCACTGACCGTCTGCGCCGCTACGTCCCGCTGGGTTGGTACTGGCTCGGTGCGTACAGCATCTTCCGTCAGGCTTCGATTGTTCGCATTGAGTCGGCTTCGCTGCTCAACAGTGACATCACGAACGCCTACTACACCCCTGGCGTTGACCTGGGTGAATCCGGTACCACTAACGTCAACTTGGCTTAGTCAGGATAGGGGACGAGTATGCCTTGGCCTTTTAGTTGTGCAGCCTGTGGTTCTCGTGACGTGCAGGCAGGGATTGATGAAATCCACTGCCTCACGTGCGGGAGGCTCACTGACAAGGACGGTGTACTCGTCCCCGTATCTGACCAGTTCACGTCGGAGGAACTATGACAACCCCCACTGGCCTCGGCCTGACTCGCGGTATCGAATCCGCAGACCCAATTCCCGGTCGCTCGTTTGATCGCGTTGCTGCCGCTCGTGCAAACAACGCATCAGCTGTCAAGGGAGAAACCTCGGACCCTTGCTACTGCGGTAAGTGTTCCCTCGTAGACGCAAGGTGGATGTAATGGAATCACGCGCAGCCTTCAAGCCAATCTCGGAATACGACCTTCGTAGCACCGCCGCTAACTACATTGACACTGGAATCATTCCGACTCCCGTTACCTCCACGACCACGACCGGCCCAGCCAACCGTGGCATGGAAGCGAACACGAACCGCGACGGTTTCATGGCTCCAATGATTACCGGCATCACCACCATTGACTACGCGGCTGCAACCATTCAGCCTGAAGTCATGCCGTTCAAGGTTCGAGAGGATATCTAATGCCAAGCCGTTATGACGCTGTGTACAGCACTGAATCTACGCGTGATGGTTTCACAATGGACTTCCGCCCTACCACTTTGCTTGAGCAGAGCCAGATGGGTATTGACCGTGTGAACATGCCTGTCGGTGACGCTACCGGCCCACGCCCAGAGGTGCAGACCACTGGTGGACGTGGCACTACGGACACTGAAGCCGCTCTCCGCCTTGGAGCGCAAGGCCGTAAGTAGTTCGGAGTGGCAACTTTCACTCCGCCCGTTGCATACGATAACCCACCCATCCTGCCTGGTGCAGGTGGGCTGGGGACTCGTTTGTTTAGGTACTTCCCTAACCGCAAGCGGTACATCGCTGTCTTTCTCCTAAGCGATGGCACGTATGTGCAGGACACGCCCAATGGATATGACCTCAGCGGCAACATCATTGGCAACACGAATACAAACATTCCGTATCCATACAACCCTTATGATCCAGCTTCGCCTTATTCAACTTCGTACTACGTTGACTACTCGCAAAGCCCACGCAAGCAAGTAAAGACAACAGTGTCACAAAACCCCTACGTGGCTAAAGTGTACTTGGGACCCACGGCTATCACCGCGACAGAGCAAACCGCTTTGACCGCGGCTGGGTATGGAGGATGCATAGCATGACCGCAGTAAAGCACAACCGGGGCCTCTGCCCTGAAAACTGTTTCGGGTGCAAGGTTGCCTCGACCACGTTCGCTGGCTCAGCAATGCCTACGCGCAACGAGGCTGGCAACGTCGAGCGAGAAACACGAAAGATGCACCGAGACGTGGCCGCTTACCGGCGACTACGCAAAAGCGGATTGCAGCCTAAGTCCGTCAAGGGTTCAGCCCTTTTAGAAAAGACCTCTGATTCGAAGTGGGAAATCGAGACTGGTCAACGTATCGGCAACAGCAAAATTACCAAGCGCCTTGAAGAAGCCCAGTCGGCTATCGACAAGGGCGAATCAATTATCTAAGGACTAACAATGGCACTACTCGCAGTCTCATCAGAGAACACGGCAATCGCCGCTATTTTTGTTCCCAGCACCACGTACTACCTTGCCCTGTTTACCACCTCGCCAGGGCAGACAGGTACCAGCGGTGAGATTACTAACACGGGTGGTTCCACTTACGCTCGTCAAGCCATCACGTTTGGCTCGGCTTCGGGTGGTGCTGAACTTTCAACCAACAGTCAGACTTTTACCAACCTGCCCGCTGAAGGTAGTGGCATTGGCTGGTTTGGCGTCTACACCGCTTCGTCGGGTGGAACCTACCTCGGCGGTGGCACGATTACCGGCTTGTCTGGTTCACTGCCTTCTGGCATCACTGTCAATTTCGCTACAGGTTCGGTCAGCGTCGCCATTTCGTGATGACGGATACAGCCGATTTCTCCGCCACCGCTACTGCCTCGTGGAATTTGCCTGACGAGGAAACCGTACCAGAACTGGAACAATAAATGGACGCCCTAAAGAACTTTGCGTACAGTCTTGTTGTCACCGCACCTTCTCCCGCCACGTCCGGTACGTCACTTACGGTTACGTCTGGTCAGGGTTCTTACTTCCCTGCCGCTTCCTTTGACGTGACCATCTGGCCTGCGGGTCAAGCGCCGACTAACGCCAACGCCGAGATTTGCCGAGTGACAAACGTAACGGGTGACACACTTACCATCACCCGCGCACAATACGGCACCACTGCTCAGACGATTACGGCCAACTACCAGATTGCCCAGACCGTAGACGCTAACTTGCTAAACCAGTTGGCACCTCTTTCTGGCGCTACGTTCACTGGCGAAGTAGTTGTACCTGACCTCAAGGTGTCTGGTCTTACCGGCGCCACGACTGCTACTCGTTACGTCGGAGGAACTGCAAACGGCGCGCCTACGTCGGGTACGTTTGCCGTTGGCGACTTCATCGTTGATCAGACCGGCACCATCTGGGTTTGCACAACTGCTGGCACCCCTGGCACGTGGACGACGACTATCTCGTCTCACCTCCAACTACGCTCGGCCTCGGCAACGGTTGGCCGCAACGAGATAACCATCTTCTCAGGCTCAACCAGTTCTCAGACTTTGACCGCACCGTCAAGCCCTATTGACGGCTCTAACTGGACGGTCATCAACAAAGCATCGGTCTCTGTCAGCCTGAGTTTTACTCCGTCAATGGTTCCGCTCGGCTCCACTACCGGCGTCACGACGTTCAGCGTTCCGGCCTACGGCTCCTACTCGTTTGTCAACTACAACGGCTCGCAGTGGTACGAAATTTCAAGTAACGACATTGGCGACACTATCAACACGCTGGCAATCACTCGTGGCGGTACCGGCTCGACTCTGGGCAACCTAGTCAAGACCACGCAGAGCGTCACGGTGTCGAGCAACGCCGCCTCGGTCTCGGCTTCCTACGGCTCCACGCTCATCACGAACAA